TAGAATGTGGAAAATATCTAACTCAAATTCTTCACCATCAAACTCCAGCATGATTGCTGTGTTGAATGTTTCATTGTGGTTAGCCAAGTATTGCCAAACATTTTTGGCTTTACCGTGATTGCAGTTCCAGTCTTTACGAGGTTCCTTTTCCACTACAATCCTATCCTTGTTCTGATGGCGTTTGGTCCACCCTTGCAGTATACACTATTAACGTCTTCCCCGTCTGGCATTTGGATAACTGTAACAGATTGTAGTTCACGTGCAAGGTGCTTAGCGAAGTCAGTTCCTGGTTGGTCACCATCCGCAAACACATACACGGTCTCAAAGTCTTGCAGGATACGGGTGTAGTGTTTCTTCCAGTTGTTTACACCAGGAACTCCAACTGCAGGAATACTGCATTTGTTGAGTGTGATGGTGTCCATTTCCCCTTCGCATACTGCGATTTGGTCTTGTGCTGTGAACACTGACTGCACATTGTACAAATGTGTCTTAGCACCTGGTAGCCCTAGGTATTTAACTTCGTTGTTGGAATCCATTGAACGGAAACGAATATCCACTACCCCTGTGCGAGTAATGTATGGGATTACTAGCCGACCTTTGTATTGTTCATGACCTGGTAGCGGTTCCTCTACGACCCCTAGGCGGTGTGTAGCCGCGTCTTGCAATGTGAGTCCCCGACTTGCTAGATAGTCTTCTGCCAAATGTATGTGTCGTTGATAATGTTCCGTTGCTGATTGTAGAAACTTTTTGTGCGATAGCGTAGGCTTCACTGAAACTTTTCCCTTCGTGTTGCATAATGATTGTGTATGTGTCCCCACCTATTTCGCAAGCGAAACATTTGAAAACGTTGAGTTCTAGGTTTACTGCGGCTGATGCATGGCTGTCCCCATGAAAGGGACATTTGACTTTTATCCATCCGATACCGTCACGAACCTCTAACCCGTAATGTTCTAGTACAGGTTTAATGTCGTGTTTCGGTTTGTCAGTCACGCCATAGCCTTATGATTGGGATGCATGGGTCTCCACCGTCATCCATTTCTTTTTCTTCTTCTTTAGTTATCTCAGGTGAGTCGTGCATCCAGCAGGTTGGTGGTGTTATCCATCCTGCATCTATGCCTCTGTTGAGCCATTCAAAGAACTTTGGGTCTGTGTTACTCATTTATGCTCCACTTGTTTGGGTTGTATTCTTCTACGATTTTTAGTGCGTTTTTCAGACCAGTTAAATATCCCTTGTCTTGTTTCGCATCTTGTTCGGCTAGGCTTCTTGATTCTTTCCATAACCATTCTTCCTCGTTAAAGATTTCGTCTTGTAGTTTTTTAATTATCTTTTGTTTATGCCATTGGACTATTTCTATGGTGTCCATTTATCCACCTGTCTTGTAGAAGCCTGTGCCTTTGAATTGTACTGGTGCTGAATTGTATACCCTGCTCATTGGTTTTGTGCAGTTGTGGCAGTTTGGAACTTGTTCTTCTTCTGCCATTGGTCTAACTATTTCTGTGAACTGCTGGCAGTCTCGGCAGTTGTAAACATAGGTAGCCATTACTGGTATCCTGCTTCAATCATAAGTTTAGTCCACAACTCAATAGGCATCACAGCATAGCCCTGACCCACATCCGTTGTCCCCTTTTTCTTAACCATAACAACACCCATCTTAGCCTTAGCGTTGCTCATCTCAACCTCTAACTCTTTCAAGTATTCGGAGAGTGTTATTTTCTTTTCATTCTTTGCCTCAATAACACAACCAATAATGCCATTGAGGTCACCTTTATCCACATTGGAACCCGCAATTCTGCGTTCCGCATAAATCCATCCTTTCTCCACTAGATACTTTGCGATAGCAAGTTCCCATGCAGAACCCTTACGTTTACTTGGTGTGCTCACTCGTCATCCAAATCGTCTTTACTCATAAACCATGCCATCACAAAAATGGTGGCTAACAAAACAAACAGAACCCAATTACCTGCTGGCTCATCTAACCAGTCCATCAGTACTCGCCTGTTTTCCGTTTAGTATCGTAAGCGTGTTTAACATTGTCGTATCTACTGTCAATGTATTTCAAACCTAACACCATTTGTTTAAATGGGTCACGGTTCCATTTACCCCAACTTGACCAGCGAACCTGTGGGATACCTTTAGGTGTGTTGCCACTACCTGCGTCAAGGTTTTCTGCTTTCCATTTAAACGCTGACTCTTTAGACCAAATGTATTTAACCATCTGGTATTCCTGTGGAGTGTAACCCTTTTCTTTCATATAGTTTTTGAGCCAACCATGAAGAATAACTTTTCTTTCATCATGTGTTTTCGCTAGTTTAAGTGCGGCTCTTGCCTGTTGCGTGGGGTTCGTTGTTCCTGGTGTGTTCTTAAGCACTTTCTTTTCCTTCTTCAATGTTAATTGTAATGTCGGTTTCTTCGGGATGTGTAGCAAAGTATTGCTTAAACACATTCCAGAGGCTAGTAGGACTGCTGTTAGTTTCTTCCACTTCATCTCACATCCGTATCGCTAATGAACATAAACTCACCATTGAACTGCAACCATACAGGACTATTACCTGACGGGTCTGCTTTACCGTAGCGGTTCTTAACCGCAGCCACACCTAACATTCCGTGTTGGGTTTGTCCAACTGTGAGGATAAGAGCAGGTAACTGATTGACCATGCCTTGTACCGCACTGCGAGGTGGGCAAGGGTCACCGTTGTATGACTCTTTAGTGTGATGTAACACCAACACACAAGCGTTAGTGTCACGGGCTAGGAACTTCAACTCTTTCATTGCACTTCGCATACCAGAGAATTCTTCCCCACCATCCATAGCAACATCCATTAGGTTATCAACGACAATCAACGCTGGAGACTCTCCCCAGATTTCTTCAAACGCTGATACCTCTTCGTCTAAATCATTTAGATTCGGTGATGATTCAAATGACCAGAAGATGTGGCTCGTTGTGCCTAATGCACCTCTTGCTACTTCAGGGTTCTCTGTTAATACTTGTTCACTTTCACGCTGAGATTTACCCGTTATCATTGAGTAGAGTCTCATTGCCATTGTGTGTGCATTTGTATCTGCTGATACATAGAGTGTTGGAACTTGTGCCCGCAACGCTAACGCTAGTGCGAGTGTTGATTTACCTGCACCTGGTGTTCCTGCAATCATAGATACTTCGCTTCTGCGTAGCACTATGTTGTTTTCGGTGAAGGTGTTAAATACAGTAGGGATTGGTTCGCCACCAATATCCGCTTTACCTACTGCACGACCTAATGTTTTCATTCTTCTCCTAAGTTTGGGTGAGCAGTTTAAACACTTGCTCAGGTGTGCCCTTAACCCAAGGTCTATGCAGGGAAGTTAGCCCATTCGCCTGTTCCCTTAGTTACCCACGCAGGTGAGCATTGGTCAGGTGTACCCTTTGGCGCAGGACACATCCAAGCCCGCCATTCACCCTTAGCCCCGTTACCTTTCTTAGCGGTCTTAGTTCCGTGATGGCAACTAGGTGCTGAAGAAGTTGGTGCTGGTGCAGTTGGTGGTGGTACAGGTGCAAAGGTTTGTGCCTGTGGTACACCTGCTGGTGCAACTGGTGTTTCAACAACTGTTGAATTAGGGAATGTTTGTTGCACTAAAGCAACAGCATCCTCGTGTTGCTTACCTTCTAGGTAGTCAAGTAGTAGAGCCACATCTGGAACTTTACCTGCTTTAACTAGGTTACCAATGAAGGTATCAAAATCATCACCACGAATAGTGAATAGGTTTTGGTTGTTAATCTTTACCGTGTATGAGAACGGTGCTTCTTGATTACTCATTTCTTTTCTTTCTCCCATAGGTCGGGTTGTCTGTACTTACAGAACTCTACTACACTGCACATCACACAATGGTTAAGGTTCGGCAGAAACACGCCGTTATCCCGTGCAGTTTTGAACTTACCGAAAATGTCCTCAAACATTTCCTTCGGATACAAGTCTAAGTCAATGACAGGGGAAGTTTCACCTGTCCGTGCCATCCAGTATGTACCCCAACGAGGTCGCCAACCAAACGCCAACTCAATACCTGTCGCATACAACGCTAGTTGCAGGTCTGACTTTGGTGCTGACTTACCTGACTTTAAATCTAGGACAACAAAGTTGTCACGGGTAAGGACACCTGTCTCTGATGGTGTGACCATAATGCGGTCAATGAACATCTTAACGGGGATACCACCAATGGTTGCTTCGACACCTACCTCGATAGCAGGTTTGCCTTCGCCTAAATCGGCTATGCCCCAACCTGAGTTGTCTCGCCAACGCACCCACGCTTCTACCATCTGTGACCCGTTGTTTAACCACCATTGTTCGTCTTCTTTGTTTGGGTATTCTTTTGTGGCTCTGCCACCTGCCCGAACATCTGTATCTTGAAAGCCCGTATCGTAAATCTGAGCCTGTTTATTTTTGTTCCAGATACTTTGG